AGGCAATACTTAACTTCTCTTTGTACTTTTTTGTCTTCGTCAAACCAATAAACATTTCTAGTCTTTATACTGTATGTCAATGGTGCTCTTCCGCCGGTTAATAAATATGTTTTGTCTCTAAGTTGATTACCTATAACGTTAGGTTTAACGTCAAAAGGCTGTTCTACTACTTTTTCTTTTTTTTCTTTTTCCATAATAATATATAATATAAGTTAATAAAAATAAAAGGACCGAGGCCGAGGCCCCGGTTCTTTTAAAGTGTTGTTATCTCTGTAACTTCATAAAGTTGTTAGCAGCTTGAACTACTAAACATCTTTCTGTTAAATAGTTAACTGTCATTGCATCAAGGTCAGATGTGATGTTTCCACCAACAGAACCTGTAATCCAAGTTTTTAGTCTTCTATTGTCAGTTTGAGAAGCTCTGTAACGAACGTGTAAGAAAGGTCTCTTTACGTTTCTACCCATAGTTTCATCATAAACAGATGAAGTACCAGCAGGACATAAAACTCCTTCTAACTTTTCATTTCCAGCACCCGCAGCAAATGCGCCGTGAGTAGACACGTTGTTTAGGTATTTCCAGTCAGACTTGTAGAAATCATAAGATCCACGTCTAAGACCAATAAAGCCTAAGTTTAACGCCATGTCAGCAGAGTTGTCAAATAGTCCGTAAGCAGTACCACCAGCAGATCCTAAAGATATACCAGCTAGCATGTCATCAAACTGTAAAGACGCATCTCTATCTAAGTAAAGCATGTTTTCTTCAATAGCTCCTTGACCATCTAATTTAACTAAGATGTCATCAAAGTATGCTAAATCTGTAGCTGCATCACCACCAAAAGTATCAGTAGAGATGTGACCTCTATTGTCAATTGCTTGTAATAAACCTTCAGTACCTCCGATACCTGTAACACCAGCAGCACCAGAACCAGAAGCAGCTTTTCTAGCTTCAATCATGCTCATTTCTAAGTAATCGTTGAAACGTGCTCTAGTATCACCTTCAGCTTTTAAGTACCACATGTAACCATTTTGTCCTTCTTCACCAGAAACTTCAACCCAACCGATTTGAGCAGTGTCAGATCCATTGATCTGGTACATGTCTCTCATTATAATTGGCTTGTTGTCAAAAGTTTTGAAAGATGGAGTTAATGCGTGTCTATCAGCCGTAGATCCTTTCGCATATTCAGAACCAAAAACCATTACAGTTGCAACAGTATTGTCAGCACATACTACAGCAGCACCAGAAGTATCTAAAGCAGCTTGATCATAAGGAGCTACTGTTATACCTAAACCATCATTACCACCACCTGCAGTTGAATCTACACCAACAGCTGTTACTAAAACTCTCATTTGTTTTCCAACATTACCTGCAGTAGTACCGTCAGCAGTTATGTGTAATAATAATGTATCGTGCTTTCTAATTAGACCAGCTTCAGCTACGTCATCAAATATAAGCATGTTTGCAGAAACATCCATAGTTACATCTGGAATGCTAATATGTAATCTACCTTGCTCTGACCAAACTACTTTGTCTGATTGCATTGCTTCTTCTGCACCTACTTTTGCTAAAAATCCTGATATAGATCTGTTACCATATCTTTCCACCTCAGCTTCATAAAGCTCAGGTAAATATTGTTGTGCCCAACCAGTTGAAAAGTCCAAGTAACTACTCGCTAGAGTTTGTTTTACTGGAGCTGCAACCGGATCGGTCAATGTATTAATTGCCATTTTTTATTTATGTATTAATTGTTAATTTCGTTTTAATTTTACTTTAAACTCTCTTGAACTATCACCTAATACTTTATATTTAAAACCAGATTTAGATTCTTCACCAAAAGATTGTCTAGGGCTCATATCCACGTTTTTCGCTTTATTCACACTATCTTTTAATGCGTCAACTCTACCTTGTTCGTAAAAGTGTTGAGCAATTGCGTCTGAGTTCATTGCTGTAAAAAGTGACTTATGATAACCTTTAGCATCTGACATTTCATTTTTTTCATTCAAGAACTTCTTGACAAAATTATTAATATCGCTTTGTGTGGCTTTCACTTTGTTAGCGTCTTTAACATTATACCTATAAACTTTATCACCAACTTTATATTCAAATCCTTTGAAATCGTCGTTAAATAGTTTATTTGTTTTTGTTTCAAACACTTCTTTTTGCAGTTTCTGAATTTTAGAGCTTTGTTCAGAGTTTTTGTTGTATTCATCGTAAAAATTAATAGCTTCCTTTTGTTCAGGAGTCAACTTGCTCCCAGCCTTAATCTCGCTGTAATACGAGGACTTTAGCCCGTCCATGTGGCTTCTAGCGTTGGCAACTTGCTCTTTAAACGCTAATTTTTTTCTTTTTATTTCTCTATCAGTGTTTTCTTCTTCATCATAAGAAAAACTATCTTCTATTAAGAAATCTATTTCTTCATTACTTAAATGACTTTTAGTTTGTCTATAATATTCTCTTAATACTAAATTGTCATCAAGTTTGCTGTAATCTTGATTTAGTTTTACATAATCTTCTAAATCACCACCAGTTTTTTCCATGAAATCAAGAAGTTTTTCTACATTTTCAGGTAAAGGTTTTCCAGTTTCTTCAGCTTCTTTTATAGCTTCTTTAACTTCTTCTTTAACTTCCTCTACTTTTTCTTCTGTAGTTTCTTCTGTAGTTTCTTCTACTACAACCTCTTCTAGCGTTGGAGTTTCTTGTGCTTCAACTTCCGGTTGTACTTCTTCTTGTTTTTCTGTGGTGTCGGCATCTTTAAGCTCTGTAACCACTCCCTCGTTGACAGGGTTATCTTCTTTAATTTCATCTTGTTTTGGTTCTTCTACTGGTTCTTCAGCTGGTTTATTAAGATCGAGTTTTATATCCTCGTCTGTTAAATTGTACTTTGGTAATTTTTTTATTTTTAATTTACCCGTTTCTTGAGGTATTTCTTTATTTTCTTCCATGATATAATATAATAATTAATAAATTTTTAACTAGGCTCAAATTGAGCTAGGTCAAAGTTTCCGCTTAAATTGTCATTTCCAGACGATTCAAAATCTACGGGTTGACCACCACCGTTTCTTTGTTCTATAAGTTTGCTTTGTTGAGACGCTTGCATTTTTGTTCTGTTATCTTTTCTATCTTCTCTAACAGCTTCTCTATCAGACAAACTTTGAGACTCTTTGTCTTTTATTTGCATGTTGTAATGAAACTCTAACTGCATTAATTGTTTTTTCAAATCAGCTTCATTCATCATTTCTTGTTTTCTAAGTTCTGATTTTTGAGCTTCTAATTGCATTTCTGTTTGAGCAAGCATTTGCGACTTTTGAACTTCAGCTTGCGCAGCTGCAGCAGCAGACTGTTGATTTAGCTGAGCTTGTTGTTGCATGTTTTGTTGCTGCATTTGCTGATCTAATTCTTGTTTTTTCTTTCTACGAACTTTTAATAATTGATTAGCTAATTTTAAATTCTTAACCTCTCTAATATCAATAGCATCTTCTAAATTTATACTTTGTTGTTGAAGAGCCATTTGTATATTATTTTCTAATAATTGCTTTTGTTCTTCATCTGGTTGTAGATTAATAAATATACCAAAGTCGTGTAAATGAATATCTTTTAGTTCTTTTAATATAGCAACGTTAAACGCTCCAATTTTTTGTATAAAAGCATCTTTTGTTGGAGAGTACTCTATAACATCTGAAATTCTTAATGATAAATTTTCAGCTGTTTGTAAAGTTAAGAATAAACCAGCGTCTAATATATGTCTAGTAGCTACGTTAGAATTTGCTGCCGCTATTTTTTGTATACCTACTAAAGCATCTTTATCTGGCATGCTACCATCTCTAGCTTCGTTAAGC